GAATTCGAAGACGATGTCTTCAAAGGTCTGGACCGCCGGGAGTAGGTTATCCAAAAACGCCGACAGCAGATCGTTGGGCACCCGGTCGGCGAACTTGAGCGCCTCCTCGACGGTATGGGCGAGATCCGCCTCGCGGTCGAAATGCAGTTCGATCACGATGTTGTGCAGCCCTGTTTTGCCGCCGTAGCCCGCTCCCATTTTCCAGGCGCCGGATTGAACGTAGACGACGGCCGCCGGCCAGGCTGTGAGCTGTTCCGGCGGGTCGCTGGGCACTTTGCGGATGCCCGACACGTCGCGCAGCACGGCGATCACCTGGTCGATGGCGTCCTGCAACTCGGCCACTAGCGACTCTCCCACTGGCGCTTGATGTCGCCGCCGATATCGTCCACGTAGCCCCGGATGTCCGTGCGCGCGTCGGCGACGGCCTGTTCGCGAAACCAGCCCCGCGTTTCCTGTCCGGCCAGGCCCATCGCCCCGCCGCTCCGGTAGTGATACACGCGGGTCACACCGCCCTCGTCGAGCGCGAGCGGATAGGGGAAGCCGCGCGGGCTTTCGGCGGGCGTGCCCACCTTGGCCCACAGGGGCAGCGGCGACGAGTCGATCTCGTGCGCGAAGCGATTTCGCAGGGTGCCGATGTCTACTGGCGCGCGCCGTTTGCCCGCCCCTTCCAACCGGATCGCCGCCCGCTTGAAAAAGCGGCGCATGGGGGCGCGCAGCGTTTTCTCGTCCAGCTTGCGCAGCAGCGCCTCCAGGCCGTTGACCTTAAATGAGACGCTCATTTACGGCTCCTGCTCAGCGCTTCGAACTTTCTGTTCTCAGCGATTGAACGCCAATAATCGCGCTCTTTTTGGAGCTGATCGAAGGTACCTCCCTCGGCCATGAGGGTATTGCCCGTATCTATCAATCGCTCTATTTTTCGATGAAGATGCACGATTTCTTCTTTTAGCCTGGCTATCTCCCAATCGCGGGGATCGAAAAGCATCAACTCTTTGCTCATACCATCACCCTCCGAAAGGGGCGCAGTAGCGCCGCCACGTCGGGATCGGGCGGCGGCAGTTTCAGGTACACCTCGCCCAGCTGCGTGCTGCCCTTGACGCCGAAAATGGCATGACGGCGCTCGAACACGCGCAGGCTCCACAACACGCAGGCCTCGCGCACCTCCGGCGGGGCGCTGCTCGCGTAGCCCCACGACCCGGCGATCTCCACCCCCTTCGCGTGCGTCGGGAAGCGCTTCGAGCCGCGCGGCGTGGGTTCGAGGCGCCGGTACGGCTCGCCGTCCAGCGCCGCGTTGGAGGGCAGCAGGTCGTAGTCCGCCGCCACCCACGTTTCGTCATAGGTCCGGTCGCCGTCGTTGTCGGTCTTGAGCGTGGTCACGCTCAGCAGGTCGTCCACGAGACAGAGGTCCGGCAGGACGGCGGCAAAGGTGCGCGTCTCGGTGGCCGCATAGAACCGCCGCCGACAGTCCTTGTCGATGGCTCGGCTCACCGCCGTGACGATCTGCTCGAGCCGCGCGTCGTCGTCCAGGTCGGTCACGTCGGTGATCGTCACGCTCGCGCCTGCGGCTTCGTCTACCAGCGCCTCAGTGGTCACGATGGCCGCCGCCACGTCGCCGGTCGCCACCGTCTTGTAGCCGTTGTTACTGGCGCTGCCACTGAGGAGCAGCAGCGCGCCGGTGGGAAAGCGCCGCAGGCCGCGCACCGAGTCGGCGATGGTCTTGGTGGACGCCGTAAAGGAGAGCGTGGCCGCCGTGTAGCTGGCTGCCGTCTCCAGCGCGTGCTTCAGCTCGCTGAGCGTACAATACCCGTTAGTGATCGCCATGTCGCCTCAAGTCCAACACCACCGCCGTGCGTGTCACCCCATCGATGTCAATCTCGCGCAGCGCCGGACGACACACCAGGTCGATGCCGTCGGCCTTCAGGTAGTCCCGCGCCAGCGCGATGGCCTTGACCGCCTGGTTGACCGCCCCCGCGCCCACCGCCTGCGCCTGCGCCTGGCCGGACTCGCGGACCCGCGCAGCCATCGCTCCGGCCAGGGCCTGAGGGCGGGAGCGCGAGGACGCTTTGAGGATCACTTGATCTCGGTGTCCCCGTCTTTGACCATCTTGTCGGCGGGCGGGCGACGCGGCGCTTTGCCGGTGGGCGGTTTGTCGCCCTCGCCCTCGTCCGGGAACTTCGGTTCGTCCACGGGCGGTTCGTCCGCAGGCGGCTCATCCACTCGCGGAGTCACGGCCACCTCGAAGCACCCCGGCGCATCGCGAAACAGGAACTCGGCTTCCGGCTCGGTCACTTCGATGATCGAGTCTTTCACGTACATCGTCTGGCGGCTCTGGTAGGGCGCCAGCACCTTCAATCGCACGACGTTCATAGGACACCCTTTCTAGTGGTTAGCCGTTAGCCGTTAGCGGTTAGCTTTTAGCTAAGAGCTAATCGCTAAACGCTACAGGCTGCTTCTCCCTACGCCGGCAGAAAGTACCCATACAGGACCACGTCCGCGTCCGCCGTCGTGGGCGCGAACGACCCATCGCCGGTGGCGCTGACCCCGATCTCGTGCGCGGCGGCGATCTTTTGCGGATCGCCCGATACGACCCCGGTATCCGCCAGGGTGTTGGTGTCGTCGATCAGCGCTTCCGGACCGCCGACCACTTCGGTGCCGTTGTCGGTCACCTTGACCGTGTTGGTGCCCGCGGTGCGCGCGGCGTTGATTTCCACATCGATAAACACCGGCGAAAACTTGTAGCCGGTGGGCACAATCGGCCCGCCCTTACCGTTCCCGCCCGCCAGAATGCCATCCACGGGCGTGGTGCCCGCCAGGATGTTGGCGATGGTGAACTGGAAGGACACCAGGGGGTGCGGTCGGCTCAATTCGTTGGCCATATGTCTTTCCTTGTCTCAAGGGGGAGGGATGACCCTCCCCTGTTTAGCTGAGTGCCGATGGCTGTTACGCCACCAACAGGTTGAGAATGCCCACCGTGTGCGTATTGGTCGAGCGCGTGCCGCGCGTGCCGACGGCGATCCGGAACGAGGCCACCATGATGAACTGGCGGGTCTGGATATTGCGATCCACCTCGATCGTCACGCCGCGGCGGTAGCCCAACCGCCACAGGCGGCGGTTGAAGGCGGTCAGCGAGCCGAGCGTGTTGTTGCCCGGGGTGGTGCTGACTTTGCCGTCCGCTTCCCCCAGGGGGTGGAAGTTGGAGGGCACGATGGGCACGCCCATGTACGCGCCCAGCTGCCCGGTCAGGACGGTGGCTTTCTCCCCCATCTTGTCGACGGTCACCACGTTGGTCAGGGCCAACATGCCCTTGAGATAGGTCGCGTAGTCCGGGACGATGACCACGTCGCTCTGCGCGTCCTGGAAATACTTCCCCAGGAGCCGGAACGCGCTGCGCATCATGGCGTCGCTCAGCGCCGCCCCGCCGCCCGCCACCTGCTGGGCCGTGTTGTCCACGATCCACTGGTGGCGCAGGCCATCCTGGCCGTCCGACAGGTAATAGCTGTCGTCGGCGGGATCGGCGTCGTCCAGGTTGATGTTACCCGTGCCGGCGTTGGTCGCGTCGGCGTTGATCACGAAGCGGTCCACGTACTCCGCCGCGTTGCGGGCCAGGCCTTCGCGCAGGGTCGGGGCCATCGCCACCGCCGCGTCTTCGTCCAGCGTGTACGACCAGTTCACTTCCCCGACCTGTTCGGTCGTGGTCAGTACGCTCTTGGCCGTCGCCGGATCGGTCACGGTCGTGGCGGTATTCTGCGTGCCTTTGCGGAAGGTGACATCGCCCAGGGAGAGCGAGACGTCCATCGGGTCGGTCGTCATGACCTGGGGCGGCAGCAGGCCCGCCACGCGCGTCGCGGCGAACACGTCGTCCCACAAGGCGGCCGCCATGTCGGGCTGGGGCACGATCTCGTCCCCCGTGCCCGCGCCGGTGCTGGTCAGCGCCTTCTCGACTGCCGCGGTCAGTTCGGGCGACGGCCCTTTGGCCGCCGGGTTGAACAGCTGCTGACCGATCAGCAGCCGCCGGGCGAGATACAGGTCGATCGGCTTGACGCCCTTGAAGGCGCCGCGCTCGATCACCGGCGTGGCGCCGTCCGGCGCGCCGATCTCTTCGCCCCGTCGCACCGGGGTTTGCAGGGCCACCATGGCCGCCTGCAACTGTTCGATGTCCGCGGCCAACGTCGCCAGATCCAGGGTAGCGCCATCGCCGTTCCCGTTGGGGCCATGCGACTTCACCACCTCGGTGAGTTCCTGCATTTGTTGCAGGATACGATCCAATTCAGCGCTCATGTGATCCTCCATAGCGCACTGTCAATGCCTTGACAAAGGACAGAAGCGCCTCGGCAACCTCCGGGAGTGCGGGACTCGCAGCAGGGGGGGGAGCGTCGGGAAGCGCAGAACCGGGCGCGAGATTCACGCCCAGACTCTTCACGTAAGCCTCGAAGGCGCGCCGCAGCGCGTCCTGGTTGGCGGGCACCGGCACGACGGACCATTCCAGGAGTTCCTGGCGCTTGAAGCGCTTCGGCCCCCAGAACCAGCCCATCGCGTCGTTCATGTCTTCGGCGGATTCGAGCGGCTCGAATTCGAGCGGCTTGAACCCGACCGAGGCCGCGCGCAAGATGCCCTGGTCCCACGCCGCCCGCACGGGCAGGATGGGATCGAACTCGTTGGCCGGCTCGCGGAAGGCGAAGCGCGCTACCAGCGCGCCCGGCTCGCGCCGCAGGTCGAGCGTGCGGCCCACCGGCACACTGGAATAGTTGTGCGCGAACAGCACGACAGGATTCAGCAGGTAGTGCTCGACTTCCCAGCCGTCCACCTCGATCACGTCGCCGTCGCGGTCGACCGCGTCGGTGGAGATGACGATTTCCTGGCTGCCGTCCTCGAATTGCTTGAGAATGGTGACCGGATACTGCTTGTAGATCGGGTCCATCTAAGCCTCCACGCCGGGTTCGACTCCGCACCGGCAGTTGATAATGTTTTCCGGGCTGCCCTGGGGATCGCCCGGATGGCGCAGCGATTCGCCGCCCACGTCGAACGATTCGCCCAGCAGTCGGGTCTGGCCGTGCGCGTCGGCATGGGCCTCGCGCGTCCGGTCGTCCTGCAAGGTCGCCAGCCAGGTCACGGTGTTGACCACGCCGCTCTGGCCGTAGGCCTCCAGCGCGCCCCGGTTATCCGCGCCCACCATCGTGGTGCGCGCGATGCGCTCGGTCTCGAAGTCGCTCTTGCGCCCGCCGAAATACGCGCTCAGCCGCTCGCTGATCTCCGGGATGCTCTCGCCCTCGGCCTCCGCCTCCTGGACCAGGGCGATCAGGTCGGTATAGGTCGTGCTGTTGACCTTCTGCGCCATCTCGCGCAGCGTCTCGTCGATCGCGCGCTGCACTTCGGGGCGCTCAATGTCAAACGGCGCAAGGTGGCCGTTATCGACTCGCGCGAACTCGGCCGTCGCCGCGTCGTCCAGCATGGCCTCGACCCCGTCGCGGAAGGCGTCGATAAACCGATCCACTTCGCCGGTCAGATCGAACAACTCGGCGGCGGCCAGCTTGGTGGCGGAGTCGAACGCCGGGCGGTCCAGCCCCTTGAGCTGCCCCCGCCCCAGCGCCCGGCTGTTGCGCAGCGCGCGCCCGGCCTCGATCTCCTGGCGCTGGAACTCGCGCTTCAGCCCGCGCCGCATGGTGTCGACATGCGGGTCCTGGCGCGCCTCCAAGGCTTTCATGCGCGCCGTATGCTCGGCGCTGCCATAGGCCGGAACCGCCTGCTTGGTGCGCGGGCGGCTGGCGATCCGGGGCGGCGCGCCGAAGGGGCCGGCGTTGGCGGCCAGATCGACGATCTCCACATCCGTCAATCCCACCAGGCGCAGCGCATCGTCGGGCGCGATCCGGGCGTCGAGCGCGGCGCGCAAGACCCCTAAGATTTGCGCCAGCCGATTCAGCCGATCCACTTCGTCTGAATCGATGGGGTCGAGTCCTAAGGACTGGCGCGCCTCGTTACGCGAGACCACCCCTAGTTCGATGTGGTAGCCAAAAATGTCCGACTTCGGCTGCTCCCGGTCTGTCGGGGGCGAGTCCTGAACTGGCGATTCGGCAATGAGACTCGCCATACCCAGCCCTAATCGATCGTTGATCTGATCGGGCGGGTAGCCCATCTCGAAAAGGAGCTTGGCCTGCGCCAGTTTCTCGCTCAGGTTCTCCTGCAATTCCGCGACGGCGCTGGTGTCGGTCGCAATGCGCTCGCCCGCGGCCAACTCACCCCGCCGCTGAAAAAAGCCGGTCAGCGTCGTATCGCGGTAGCCCAACAGCGGCACCAGGGTCAGCGTCCACAGCACCGAGCGCGCCGTCTGGAAGTTCTCGTAGGTGTCGCGTCCGTAGCCCATGATCTCATCCGGCACGCCGAAGATGGCTCCGATCTCGTCGCGGCTCATCTCGCGCTGCGCCAGCCACTCGATGTCCTTGGGCCGGTGCGAGAACGTCTTGACGTCAGTGATGCCGTGTTCCAGGATGATCGGCTTGTGCGCGTTGCCGACCCCCCCGAATTTGCTCATGAGCTGCGCTTCGAGCTGCTCGCGCTCGCTCTGCGTGATGCCCTGCGGGGCGACAATGGCGTAATCGGGCCGCGCGCTGTTGCGGAAAAACAGGCGGCTCCAGGCCTGCGCCAGCTGGTCGATCACGATCCCCATCCGCACGGCTTCGATGGGGGCCAGGCCGCGCCAGGGGTTCACCGGGTTGTAGAATTTGAAATGAACGAATTCGTCGGACGGCAGCTCGAAGCCGCGATCCAGCGCGTCGAAGCGGATGCGATAGCCGGCCACCCCGTAATAGCGCTGGCGCGTCCGGTCGGTGATGACGCTGAACTGCGTGGGCTGGCGCGGCCAGAGTTCCATCACCCCGCCACGGCTGCCCAGCACCAGCTCCAGACCCACCTCGCCGCCCAGCATCTGGTCGGTGACCCACTGCCGCCACAGGTCGGAGGACGACATCGACTCGTTGGGCCGCGCCAACAGCGCTACCAGCGGATGGGCGGGTTGCGGTTCGCCGTCCGCGTCCACCACCTGGAGCGGCAGCGGGGCCAGCGCATTGGCGATCACACTGACCGCCTTGCGCACCCACACGTGCCCGGCGTAATCGCGGCGCGCCTGGTCGTACCCGCCCGCCAGGGAGAGCGCCGACTGCTCGGAGTCGGTGAGGGAGATCAGGTGCACCCGGTTCGCCAGCTCCGGGTGCAGGGCATACAGGGCGCTGTCGCCCTTGACCAGCACTTTCGCGGCATTCACCAGTCGCGTCATTCGCCCCATCGTCACCGCCTGGCCCTCACGTGACACCAATATCGAAGCGCATCGCAGGCATGATCGTTCCCATCCAATGGTTTCTCATCGTCGCGGCGGCTGCCCTCCGGGGGGTACTGGTAGCCGCTAGTCAGCTCGTCGAGCAGATGCCGGCAGCGCGGCGCGACCTGGAGCGCGCAGACCCCATTCCCATCGCGAATCAACTGCCGCACTACCTTCAGCCCTTCCACCACCTCGTGCGTGCCGCCGCGCGCCACGATGTTGGCCTTGCGGAATTGCCCTTGCAGTTCCTTCGCCTCGCTCGACCCGACGGCGATCTCCGGCAGCGTCGCCGGTTGGCCGGTGGGCTGGCCGTCCTCGTCGAGCGCCGGGCCGACCCAGGTAGTCATGCGATCCAGCGTCGCCTTGACACTCTGCT